TTCTAACCCAGTTTGACCTTCGGTATGATCCAATGGATGTGGTTGAAATGGCGTATTAATTAATTCAGGAGAGGTTTCGGATTTATCATTATAAAGAACGATACCGTCCCAGGGATTTTGCGAAGTTTTAATATGTTTTATTACCCTTGGATCTGACCACTCTACATTATTACCAAAAGCATTTTCACGGACATTCTCCATGTTGTCTTTTAACTTTTGGTGTATTGCTTTTTTATTATAATGCAAATCACTTGCGGCGCGGCCTATTCGATTTGCTTTAAGCCAGTCTGGACTATTATCGGCTGCCTCTGCTAAACGGAATCCAGCATTACCATGATGCACAATTCCTTTGACATGATCTGCAATATTTTGATGAGACGCAACGTAAAGTGCCGCAGGATCATATCCGTGGGATGGTCGTGTCTGCCTTACTCAACAAAGACTTCTTTAATTTAATGTCTTCGTCAATAGTGACTTGATCAGGCAACTTATTAAAGCGCTTGATGGCGTTTTGTGAAATCTTACGTAATTTATTTACCATCTTCTTTTTCATTTCTTCAGCGACTTCTGCCTTAGTCATACCGGCTTTGGCTGCCTTGTAAACTACCATAGGATCTTCTGGTGCGGCTGCTTTTACCTTAACTGCATTGGTGGGACGTGCTGGATGGTCAGGGTCCATAATGCGGTTATTAACTTCTTCGCGCATATCCCCGTGTAATAGTCCCATCATAAGACCTTCGCCTGGATGGGCTAGTTCATTGTCTTCTGCCCATTGTCCTGCAAACTCCTTGCAATTAGGACATACAAGTTCATCGTGACCCGGAGACTGAGGAGAGCGAGGACCTGGGGGTAAGTGAGCACGCATATTGTTAGCCATTTCGTGACGGAACTGATTCATTTGAACATAGACTTTGTCATCAGGACTCATCGTTACTCTGTGCTGCTCTGCTTCTACTGGATCATATGCAGGAACGCGTTCTCCGCGCTGTTTACCTTCTTGTTCCCACATCTTGTGAGCGTGTCTATTAAAGCGTTCACGCGCCGAAGCAATACGTGCTCCGCTATTGTCGTTCTTAGCTAAAGACTTAAACATAGATCCTTCAGCCATGTCTGCTTGCATTTGGGCTTGATCATTGTATCCAGTCCCTATTGCCGATGCTGGCGTCTTCAATGATGGCAGAGCCTTACCTAAAAACTCCGGTTCGTCAGGAATCATAGATAGTTCGCTGTCCATAGGGTGATGCTGTGCAATGATTGCATCAGGGTCAACGTTGGAATACTGCTTTTTCATATGGTTAGCAATATCCTTGTGTACAAACAAGTTGGATGCTTTAGGCGTGTAGCCGTGGATCTTCCCGAACACCACTGCTGCCTGCATAGCGTGGTGCTGTGCCTTTACTTGGTGCTGTGGAGCTTCGGCAGCATGGTTGATGTGGTGTGCAGTGTTATTGGTCTTAGCAATAAACTCACACATTTTAGCTGCTACCAAGTGGTGGGTAGCAGCGTCGATTAGTTGGTGATAACGTTGCTGCATTGGATCTACTAGATCCAATGGTGAGTCAAACATCTTCTGTAGGGGCAGGTAGTCTAGCTTCTCTTCTGCCTTCTGTAGAGACTGGATATTAAAGAATGGCGACTCAAAGCTCGTTACGTAGTTTTCGTTCTTTTGCAAAGAGATATTGGACTTGTCAATCTTGCCACCATCTGAATACACGCCCGAGATAGCAGCCGCATTGCAAGGCTTGATTGTGCAAGCAATGTGCTTGGCAATAGAGTCGGTAATCATACCGCCCTTCTTGTCCAGAGTGTCCCCTTCAATAGAGAACATAATGCGAATAGGCAATCCACGCTTGTGGTAATGACGAATTACGGCAGCGGCGGCCTTAGCACCCTGGTGGTCTTCGTCATCAAACAATTCGCCGCGGCAATACAGGAACGGCACTTTTACATGGTCCCAATAAGCCTCTTGACGTTCATCTTCGCAATCAGACTTTTCGTAAATCTTGTGGACATATTCCACACGTCCAATAAATGTATTAAACGAGTGTATATTTTGTAGGTTGTTTTCGGGCGGCTTGCCGTCTGCCCCAAGCCCAGGAGATACGTGCTCTACATTGAACATACCTAACCCTTGTTCAAGGTTGTCGATGTTCATGCCCTTAATAGAGATGATTTCTGCTGTCTTATCTGGAGCTTCTACTGCTGCAATACCATCAATCATTAATCCCATGTTACTCTCCCACCGTATGTAACTCACAACGGCAATTAGGGTGCAATCCCATTACACAGGGGTCATCGTTGCCGCGTTTATGATAAGCGTGACTAAGCTCACTAACTTTGTAAAGACGTGGCTTACCGGATGCGTCCAGGTGAATTCTTTTACACTCTTCACAAGGGTCATCATGCAATACTTCAAAATAAACATAAGGATCATCGTTGCCTCTTAATGCTGCTCTACGAACAATATTGTCTAGTTGAGCAATGGCTTTGTACTTATTGGTTTCTGTTTCTACAATACGTCTCAATTCAGACTCTGCCTTACTTAGTTCAGCACGTAAACCTTCTTCTAGATCAAAAGACTTCTTCTTAAAGGAGGCTTGGACTATTTGCATAACATTGGCTATTGTTCTGTTGCGTAGAGCGTCAATGTAGGATTGACTGATCTTCTTTAGAGTAGACAAAGAATCCTTGTCAGGCATAAAACCATGACTACGTGTAGAGGAATCGTACATTCCTTCCAACGACAAAAACTTCTGTCCCGGAGAAGGCGACAGAAGCTTGCTAGTCATGTTGTCAAAAATGTTGTTGATATTTCCTGCAACACTTCTAACCAACGCTTTTTGCGTTTTAGTTACCATTTTTATCCAATGACTCCAAGATACGCTTTAGTTCTTCTTCAGCTTCCTTAGCCCATGAATCCATCACATTACTTACAATCAGATTTTGCTGTTTGGTTAAGATTGCAGCGGGTTCTGACTTGCCCAAGGACTGCTGTACGCTTTTGATGCCGCTTGGTATGTCTTGGAAGCTAATGTCTTGTGGCGAAATCATTACGGGCTCTTGTGGCGCCCCTTGTGGGGCTGGCTGTCCGGCTGGCGCTTGCTGCGCGTCTTGACCGGGAGGTGGCTGCTGCGCCTGCGCTTGCTGTTCCTGTTGAGCCTGCTGCTGTTGCATCTGCATCTGTTGCATCTGCGTTTCCATCTGGTTCATGTATTGTAGATACTGGAAATAGAAGTTGTTCTGAATGAACTGGTACTTAGGGTCTTGGCTAGCTCCCTTAATACCCAAGAAGTTCTCTAGGATCACGCCGAATGGAACGTTTTCCTTAAGGATTTGCTGGATAGCTGGGTTAAGAGGATAGTCACCACCCAAGAACTTAGGAATGATGGGCTTCTCTACAGCCATCAACAATTCGTTGACAGTCATATGCAATGAAGCTTCCGTCGTCAACAGCGACGATTCCTTGTCAGGAGAGTCCTTATCTAGACCACACAATTCCACATAGCACATTTCGGCTAGCTCTGGAGCTACAATAGGGAATAGGTGTAGATTGATGAAGTCTTGTAGGATAGACAATAGAGGACGAATGCCTGAGTCACGAGCAGCTTCTAACTGATAAGCGTTGTTGGATTCAGATAGAGACTGTGATAGTGTTCCACGGCTCAAGTAGGCGTAACCAGCGATTTCTTCTGGTGAAATCTGGAACGCAGACATGATGACACGAATATTGGTATCAAATAGATACTGGAATTCCATGTCCTTTGCACCACCACCATCTAGAGTCTCCCACTTGATATCGTCGTCAGGACCAATCTGGAAGACAGGCATACGCCAAGCGTTAGCAGCATTGTTGATTGAAGCATTGAAGTGCTGACGCAAATCCTCCAACTCTTCATCATCCACTTGGGCAGACTTAATAACCAACATACCCTTGGTAGCACGACCTGACTGGAAATACATCTTGTTGTAGGTCGTGATGTTGATATGGGTCAGTACGTCTGAAATGACCTTATCGATAGGCGTAGCTGGATAACCAATCAAATCTACGTTAGTAGAAGGATATAAGTTCTGTACAATCAACTCTTCAGCCGAAAACGCTTGCTCAGGCTTGGCGTTGATTACTTGGATGTATGAGTATTCATTATTAAACAAACGTTCAGGTAAGATAGGACGTGTGGCGGTCTTGTTGATTTCAGCCAATTCTACTTCTGCGTTCTTACGAATGGTGTGTGCTTCTGATTCGGAGTGCTGACTAGCAAAGTAGATCGTACCAGCGTCTACTGGGCGGAAGTAAGCAAATGCTCTTTCACCATAGGGATTGGTCTTCCAAATGATTTCTGTAGAGAAGCGTCCAAACAACAAGCCATCTTGAACGATCAAGCGCAGGTACTCGCTGAAGTTCATAAACTTGTGTGTAGGTAGACGGTCGGTCTCACCACAAGTAAACAAGTTCTTGGTAGCCTTGTCAATCTTGCCCATCAACTGTTCTTTCTTGTCGCTATCCAAAGAACGCAAGAACTGAGGCTTGATCTGGATTTTATAGCCGTTCTTGTAACGGTCGATCAACGGACGACCGAATTGGCTGATTTGAGTTCCACGGTTTAATAGAATAGCACTAATCAAAGAGTCTTGTAGTGAGATACGCTTTAGCAATAAGTCTGGAATCAAATATTGCTTAGGCTGGTATACACTACCAAACTGATTGATGATTTGTGGGTTAACTTCAAACGCCTTACGATAGACCTTATCATTAGTGTCTACGAACGAACGTAAGTTCTTTTCCAAAGAAGTAGACTCCACCACCCCTACACCCGTGTTGATGGTGTAAGTAGGTTCGTTCTTCTTTAGCGTAGATCCTGATAAGACTACTTTAGTCTTTGATTTAGATGGCATTATTTACTCGGCAGTGATAACAACCACTCTTAATGTGTTTAATGAGGACTTATTCACTACAGTTAGTGAATAAGTATATCCCATTTTAAAGAAAATGCCAACGTTTCCGTTAGGGGTGTATGTAGGATTTACACTTACATTGTCCGTAACGTCCGCATTGCAACGGATAACGCAGTTTTGGTCGGCTTGAACATAGACAAACTTCTTTAATGTCTTGTAGAAAATCATTTGGCTAGAACTAGGTGTAGCAGTCTCTAGTGGAATAGGACTTTGTGTAGCAAACTCAAACCACTTAGATGTTACTTGAGACAAAACGTAGTCGCCTTGAGTCACGGGAGAGAAGCCCCCCGTAATGCTCACTGTGTCGCCAATTTGGACTCCAGTTGAACTAAAGACACTTACCAAGCCTGTTGGTACAGCCGTTACTGTTTGCGCTGCACCTTGGAAGGGCTGGCTGTATGCACGTACCATGCTTACGGTAGTAGTGGTAGGAATTCCGATGATTTGCCAAAACCCTTGGTTGATAGCACTAAAGAACGTGCTAGGTACAGTGTCTCCAGTGATGATTCCAGGTAATATGATAATGTCACCTACTTGAGCAGACGCAAACGTAGCTGCACCAGCAGTAATGGCTAACGTAGCTAACGAGTTGTTGTTGACTGTCAAAACTAAAGTGGTTCCAGTAAAATCTATGGCGCGATCTACACGTAGACCCAAAGCGCTAGTCCCAGTGAAACGATACGTACCGTTAGCAAAGGGATTTAGACTCACCGAAATAGGGATGGCTCCTATAGACGTGGTGTAGGAGCCGTTAAAGATGCTTAAAGATTGTGATGGCTGAATAGCGTACTCTGCTGACAACGGATTGTTGACAGACATTCCTTGGATATTTTGGGTCCAATCTGGAATACGCTTCTGAGGATTGTTCGTGGCATTCCCGTCCTCGACAATCGAAATTCTATTTACAAGTGTTAGGTTTGCCATATTTATCCTCGTTAGAAATAAGAAAAAGATTAGCGCTTACTTCTCTTTTGCTCTCTTTAAGAAGACTTTGAACCCCTTGCGCCCGATTTTCTTGTTATGGTCATCAGGAGATATGTCTACGGCTCTATTGGAGATTTCACGAGCGATGATCTTCGCTGGGTCATAGAAGTCCTTATAGGTCGTGTCTTCCTTAGTACCACGCGACTTTACCTTCAACATTCCGTTATTAAGGAATAGGTTCTGGCATAAGTAACGCAACGCGTCTACCGTGTCGTCATGGATCTTGACTGGTTCATCCAATGCACGTCCAGCAGCATCAGTCTTCCAGTGATACTTCTGGATTTCCTTGGTTAAGTATTCTACCCCATCGTCTCCAGCCAAGAAGAACAATTCTGGAGTAGCATCCGTGGCAGGGCGCAACTTCTTACGCACACATTCAATACCAATAGTCACTTCACCCTTGGTCCAGTTCATCATGTGAAAACCATCTTTGATGAAGGCATTGTTGGATTCTGCCGCAGCCGTATCGGCAAAGATCGCTGGGTTCCAAAGTAGGTGGTTCTTGCAGTGCTTAATCTTGTCACTCAATTCTACTTCTTTCAACACAATTACGTCGAAGATATATAGACGATGACCTACCAATACTCCAGACACTACAGAGAAGGGGTGGGTAAAGCCGTGGTCCATTCCGCTATAGAATACAGCCTTTTCTTTTTGGAATAGTTTAATTAAGTCAAATTTAGTGAAGGTATCGGGGTGATCGTCTCCTGTAATCATCTTTGCCATAGCAGCAGCCGTGATTACGTGCTTCAATGGATCGAAGTGAGGAAAGATCAAACCCTGTGAGCTAGGCTTCCAACACATTAGCTGGGCTTGAATGTCGTCTAGGTCAGCACTGGCAAACGTCTCTAACGTTACACCCAACTTCTTTAGGGCTGGTGAGTTAGACTTTTGCTTGGTAGCTAGGTTGCCTTGGCATCCAGCAAAGATAGGACACTTGATGCAGCCCTTGTAGCCGTCGCGTACTTCCCACTTAGCCTGTTCTACTTCAGGCATTGCCTTCCACTCGTCCTCCGTAATAGTCTTAAACAAATCCTTGTTGATGTACAGGTTGATCTTGCCTAAGTTCATCTTGTTAACACTCTTAGGACAAGCCTGTGTAACGTCTATAATATTCCAGTGACGGATCTTGGTAGGATTGATTTCCTTGGACTCATCTGCTAAGGCGTCATCAATCATAGCCTGCACGGGTCCGATACCGCTCTTACGTGTAGAGGTATAAAAGGCCATAGGATAATGGCCTTCCTTGTCCGTGTCGGGAATGAAGCGCGCTTCCTTGATAACACGGGGGTTGTCAATTACGTCCAATTCGTCCATAATCAACAATGGAGCATGCTGACCGTTCATTGACTTAACGGTAGCTACTACGATCTTTAATTTATTGATACGTAATTTGTACTTATGTTGCTGTTGAGGTGTAAGCTCCAGCCATTCTTTAGGAGTTATCGCTTCTGTACCGTCTAATGATTCATAACGACGTACACCAAAGTTCTTATCGTTATCTTCACCAGCAACTTCATTCAAGATAGGAAAGTTAAAGTAGTCTTTGATGTATTCCTTACACTTATCCGACTGTTCCTTGATGGCAGCACCGTGTACTACGTCAATCTTAAGATGCAATAGGAATAGGGTCTCGATAAGAGCGGCGGCGAGGGTCTTCATACAAGCTCTGGCTGAATACGCCAAAATATTACGGAAGGTGGGGTCGTCGTTCTGTAGAGCTTTGGAATATACTTCCCACACCAATGACATGGGGTTAGAGTTGGAGTCTGGGTCTACTGTGCAATCTGGTAGTTGAATGTTAAGAAACAACTGTAGCCACGCAGACAACTCCTCCTTGCTATGACAAGGCTTGTAAATGATTTGTCTCTTAAGTGCGTCTAACTCTTGTTTAGTAGTCATCACTTCTCCTTACCCGACATTAATGCCAACAACTCTTGAGCAGAAGCAGGCGCTTTAACTTCAGCCTTAGCTTCCTTAACGGTTGGCTTGCGCTCCTGTACTACAATCTCATTGCCCGAATCCTGTTCGGCCAAGGTACGTAATAGTTCCGCAGCTTCCTTGTACTGCTTAAAGCTATCTAGCTTCAGGTCTTTTACTAGTTCTTGGTCGCCCGTTTCAATATACTTCTTCAAACGCTCGCCCGTCATCTTATGGGCAGCCGTAAGGAAGGTAGCCACGTACCCTATGGACTCTGCCTTGGCTTTGTGATATTTTAAGGCAACGCCTTCGTGTAGGCGTATCATTGCCTCTTCACGATGCTGGAACCACTTAAAGCGTACACATCCGGTCCACCACTTGTTCTAAATCTAAGTTGGCCGTATCCGTATCCACTATCTCTTGCAATGAATATCCATTTAAAAACAAATCAAACAAGCCCAATGCCTTGTTTAAGGACATGGGCTTGCGCTTGTCGTTATGGAACTTTTCGAATGCATCACGTTCTAGAGGCATCAAAGGTGCCAATAACTCTTCCATAGGTTACTCCGACTTATAAATTGCTTTTTTGCCAACACGAATGCAAACGGTGAATTGCTCACCCAATAACCACTTAATGTTTGCGGAAAGTACGTCTAGCTTCTTATTAAACAGTTTTGTCTTCTTCTTAAGATTGAGTTTATCTATACGTATCTCTAGAAGCTCATTCTCTAAGTCAAAAGCAAATGATGGGTCACTCTTGATACCTTCTACAGCTATCTTTGTCCAATAAGATAGCTGTAGAATTTGACCGTCATGCAAACACCCTTCGTTTTGTGTAAGGTCACGTAACTGAACCAACTGTTGCTCAATGCTACTTGAAGCAGAGGTCGGTTCTGCGGATGGGGACGAAGCCGCCTTTCGTGGCGCTGACTTCTTTGGCTTCGTAGTGCTCTTTGTAGCTTTGGTCATAGTTTTCTCCAGCCTTTGTATCTATAAAGTTTGCACTACTTATATTGGTATAAGAAATGTTACATTGTGAACACCAAACCAAGTCGCCTTCTAAGCCGTGGACGCACTTTTGGGGTTTTAAAATAACAGTATCTGCCCAACCCATAGGATGGGAAGGTACGGGCTTTAACATTTCAGCCATACACCAAGAACAAAATTCATCTTTCTTATAGTGTATACGATGCTTTAGACAAAATATTTCTCTAAAGTTAGAAATTATAGGCAACGTAGGTGTGGCGGGTGTCTTTGAGGGGGAGGAGTCCACTGAAGCGGAAGCCACACCGGACTTCTACCTTAGAAGGAACTAGCTTTTGGATTACCTCTAGAACTTGCTGGGAGTCACCTTCTAACGTAACCTTCAAACCATCTATCTCAATAATCGCTTTCATGTTAGACATTATCGGGGCTCTCCACGACTACCGGTTCTTCATAGGTAGTTTCATTGGTTAATGGATTATAGTCTTTGATCTTTCTATTTGTGATCTTCTTCTTCTTCATTAAGTACCTTTTCTGCTATTTCCTTACAAGTGGGGCATGGGTCAATATTAGATATACCATGTAAACATACTGGACGATATTTAGTGCCTTTTTTAGAAACAGAAATCGCCACGTTATGTTGTATCTTGGTTAATTTGGCCTGGAATTCAGCGTGGTCCTTTGCAGAAGCCCCCATAAATACTTTCATATCGCTCTGCCACTTGTCAAAATGCTTTGCGCTGTCACGCTTGCTTTTTAACACCCACCTGTATATTGCCAGAAGAGTATGGTTTTTTCTTAAAATCTTTGACATCATCGTCAATGAATTTCTGAATTTCTTTCTTAGTCACTTCCTCTGCTTTTTCTGACTTAGCCGGGGCCCAAGCGATACTCTTGTAGAGATCTACTGCAGAATCGTCTACACTTTCTATGGTAACAGCACAACCATCACGCACAAATGTAATTTTCATTTCATTTCCTTTAACCTTTCTTTGACTTCTTTGATTAATAGATCTTTGTCAGATCCATGCTTGGTAATAAAACTATTCAAAAACTTGGATAGTGCTACATCAGTGCCATCGCTCTCCTTTACAGTGATAGAAGCTTTGTGAACAGGGAAAACACGAACTCGGTAGGACTTGGGAAAATCGAGTCTACGACGTTCGACATAGCCGAAAGACCCATACACATCCACGCAAACCTTATCGCCTTCCTTAACCATAGACCCAATTTCACATGGTTCATCTTCTGTATCATTAAAAGCATGGAATTTAGGAACTATGGTGTTGGTAGGGAACTCTTTGGTTTCTACTGGAACTCCATCTACAAAGTCCACCATCAATAAAGACTTTTCTTGATTGGAGTCCAAGATAACACGCCATCTAGGCGATCCCACGTAGTTCAATTTACCGAACTTAGACTTATTATGGATGTGTCCTGAAAAAATGTGTTGTTGGGGAACTTTGTTTGCGTCAGCGCCGTCTTCGATGGGGTGCCCATTCTCGTAGCGGGCGCCGTTGAAGGACTGATGGCAAATAAGCGTCTTTTCTTTAGGAAAGCTGTTAGCGATCTTAATGAATTCAGCCGAATCATGGATATATGGTACGTAGCATATACCTGTCAAGCTGATTGTTGGGCGGTCTATAATCGACACACGCTTATTTTTAAAGATAGACATCGAATCTATCGTGTTTACGTCTTTTGAATTAGCTTGGTCGTGGTTACCAACCAGGACGATTATAGGGGCCAGTTTGGACAATTCTTTAAAAGACGCTTTCCAAAAGTCCATAACATAGGAATCCAGCACCGCATGGTTGTTGGTCTGATCGCCCATAAAGACTACCCACTCTACTTTATGTGTAACAACAATAGTCTTTATGTAGTCAATGATCTTACGACAATCATCAATTTCAGGGCGAGTGCAATGCATATCACCAACAAGCAAGTAGCGCATGGATTCCTAATGATTATTTGATTAACTGCTTAATCAGCACTACGTAGTTGGATGGGATCAAGATGAACTCTACGCCATTGACCGTCAATGGCGTATGGACAGTCTGCAACATAAGAACAGAACTGTGAACCAAAACATGATCACCGACTTCTGTATTTTCATTATCAAAGCAAACCTTAAGCTCTAGCAAGGAGTCTTTGGCGGAAACCACTATACCACCAGTGTCTTCTTCCTGCAAGTGTCCCTTAGTGGGTACTTCTACGGCATAATCGTTAGAAGACTTAGGAGCCACAAAAACAGCATATGAGCGCTTGGGGAGTTCAGGTACACGCCCAGCCAAGCCAGGGACTTCAACGCTTCCTGCGGGTGCTGTGGACGCTACAGGGGCGGATGGAGGAGTGGCGACTCTACCTGCACACACTTCACAGTCTACCTGTTCGGCAGTAGGTAATACAATTCCCGACATCATTTCATAGTGTGAAGTAGAACGCTTCATTCCACACTTGGTTTCAAAGTTGGTTACCTGGGCGAAGCTAAAGCCGTTCTGGCTATGTAGCGTCCACAAGTGCAATGCTGTTACATCACTTGGCTTCTTAAATACCTTTTCCATAATACCTCCTATAGTCCAAACTTCATTTTGAGTAACTTCTGTTCAAACAAAGGTAGACTATTTACGGCAGTCATTGCCTTTGTGGTGGCTTCAAATTCTTCTACTTGTACATCAGGTCTATAATCATTAGATGCTTCGTATTGATGCATTACTTCCCCATCATCATCGTCTTTGTGAGCAAAGATGGAAATATGTGAAGAGGCTGATAGGATTTCCTTGACTTCCCCTATCGTACGCTGCTTGCCGTTAGTAGGCTCTTGGTTGTTGATTTCGTTCGTAATATGCTCAATGTCATCTGAATGACGACGAGCTTTGTTGGCACGGTAGATCGTCTTACGGTCACTAGGAAAGAAGTGCAGCATCGTTTGGCTGTAATCTGCTATTAGACTGCCCGTAACACGGCCTATGATTACGCTGCGGAACACTCTGGAGAATGGAGGTACGTACTTGTCGATTGCTGTCAGCAAACCTTCGATAGCGATTTGTACGATATCCATGTACTCTAGATGGCTGCGGGGCGTCTTCTTCCAGAACAAACGACTACGACTCAGCACTAAGGGGAGATTGGTTTGCGCTATGATTTGACGCAAATCCATGATTTCGTTATAAAGACCAACCAGCTTGGCATCATCAGCGACATGGGGCTGCTTATGTAGAAATGAGATCAATGAAAAGTTGATACGGAACTTTTGCAGCTTTTCCATTTCCTTATTCTTAATGGTAGGCGTTATCTTTTTAGAGAATACCTTTTGACGCTCTCTAAAGTAGGGACGGGCTACCAA